CCCAAAAGAAGAAATACCTCCACCAGTAAAATAAATGTGATAAGAATTAATCGAATTTAGCCAAAAATTGTCTCTCAAGGGTTCGGTATTGGTGCACAGTACACGCTGCATACTCACCTCCCACCTTTGTCAAATTCTCAACTACGACGTCTCGAAACTCGTTAAAGTTAGCTAGTCCAAAGGCTACCATCTCTCGCATAGCGCCCTCCAAATTCTGTTGAAGCATCGCAACATTATCATCGTTCTCGTGTTGCCACATCAAACTGTGTGTGATTGCTTCGAAGTCTAATCTCCCCATACAAACATTACGGCCGGGATGGATCCGAAACGAACGCTTGAGAAATGTGATTTCGTCAAAAGGCACAAATTCCCTAGCTTCCGCTGTTTTATTTCCAGGTGTCATTCCAATTTTCATCTGATTCATGATATCAGCAACTACTTTAAAGTTGTAAAATCCGGCTGCATAGTCAGAGACTGATGCAACAAAATCGTCACCAAATACCACAACTTTCACGTGTTCACGGAAAGCGTCATATGATACCAGATCGCGAAATTCCTCACGACCCGACTCACATGCACGAATACACACCACCACCCAGGCTACAAACAGATAAAAGAGAGTGGTCCCAGAATTAAAGACCGACGTTAATAGATGTCCAGATGGCATGCCCCTTTTTCTTTCATACACAACATTCAGGGCTAAATGTAATGTGTTGTAGATGTCACAAGCGAACACCTCATAAACGTTTTCTGCAGCTTCTTCCAATGGAACTGCCAAATCTTCCGTAGTGATTCCCAAATCCTTCAATGCTCGATCAAATGATGGTAGGAAATGTTTGCTACGCGCATACCATTCATATTTAAGTCTAGCTTGGATATCAAGTATCATTGCTGGTTCTTTTCCGTCCAGGTTCTTAAAGTCTCCATCAAACCATTTTGAGTAAGTACTCAATCGCTTATGCAAATCATTGAATTGAGGTCCAGTTGGATCCATTCCGATGGCTACATATGCATCTGGTTTTCCTTGGTCAACCCGATGGTTCATCATTGAAGCGACAAAATCCATACTCAACATACGCTCGCAGATCAAATGGTCCACTGGTAGTGATGAAAACATACGCGTGTTACCTTCCTTGATTTTTTGAAGAGACCGTTTCTCATCTTTAAGTTGGTCTGAAACAATCGTTTGAACTCTTCGTCCATGACATGCCTCCAACATACGTTTCTTGACTGCAGCCAAAAGTTCTTGCTTCGCTACATATCGTGGTGCTGTGTTCTCATAACACCCATCCTGCTCAAACAAATAAAGCTTGCCTTTCTCCCCCTTGGGCCTAGTCAAAACCCAGGGATAACCAGGTGAGGCATCCATATTGATCTTGTCCACATGATCTAAATCCATTCCATTGATAGCTTGCTCGAGCGTCAAAACTGTACCTCCTGCAACAGGTGTAACTTTGCGCCATGACTCAGCGAGACCTTCAGCAAACATCTCATAAATTACCGGAAGTGGTTCTTCAATTCCTTCACCATATTTCCGCAAGCATTTTTGCATAGGGGAAACATCACTTTCCGATCTAGGATCTGATGGTGTCAACACTGCAGGCGCTTTCGTCACTTCCCAAACTCCGTGCAACACTGTTGGTACTATTTGCGTCTTACTAGCCGGGCGAGTCGCCATAGCTGGTTCTACAACTCCATGCACCACATAATCACCTTCTGGAAATACTTTCCCAAGTTCCAAATTGTCATCAAGAGGAATATCAATAGGCATCTCACACTCTGTACGAGTATTACGTGCCGCATAGCATTCAGTTTTTGCTCCAAATTGTTTGTCAAAACACTCTAGGTCTTCTTGTGTCACTGGGCACCCATATGAAAGAGACGAATACCCACCAGACAAATGCACCCCGAAGATGGTTCTGGGGGTTGCAGCTGCATATACGATCAATGGTGATCCGCACGCACCAGCTCCTGCATACATATTGTACTCCAAACCTCGCGGTATGTAATACTTATTCACCGGAACAGCACGTCCAAGACGAGCATCATACTTCGTGATGCTGCTATCATAACCGATACTTTCAATTAGCTTTGCTTTTGAGACCAACACGCGTGGATCATTGTTAAAATTACGCAATAAAGCGCAACTAATCGATCTTAAAGCCACCAAATCATTGTTCT